ACTTCTATCTGAAACTCGTCATGCACATTAGCCACCAGCTTGTACGGAATAGCGTACGTGTCTAGTGACTCTGCCATCAACACCAGTGCCTGCTTCATTACTACAGCGCCTGCACCCTGTAGCAGCGTGTTAAGTGCTGCATGCTCTGACCTGACCCGCAAGCGTCTACCGTCCAGTCCTGGTAGTGTACCGCCTGCTGAGAACTTAGACACACGCTCTCGTAGCCTAGCCAGTGCTGGTGTGTTGCGTAGGAAGGAATCTGTGAGCTTCTGTCCTTCTTTGTAGCCACCGCCTACTATCTGACCTATTTTAGCTGGGCCAGCACCGTACAGGAAGGCGTAGATGAAAGTCTTAGCTTGGTTGCGGTCAGTGAGTCCTGCTGCCTTCATATTAGCTGTGTGAATGTCGCCGCTAAGTATCTCGTTGGTGTAGTTCTCATCACGCATGTAGTGTGCAAGCATACGCAGCTCTAAGCCGCTGGCATCACAGCCTACTAGCTTGTGGTGCTCAGGTACAGTCCAGAATGATCTACACTCTCTACCATACGGTGCAGACACAGAAGGCACTTGAGCCAAGTTAGGGCTGTGGTGTGTCATACGGCCTGTTACAGCGCCATTGGTAATCACCCTGCCGTGTACCCTACCGTCCTTCTCGTGAGTTAACCAAGAGTCTATCTGTGCTGCTCTCTTCTGCAATAACAGGTAGTCGTATATCATCTTAGCTTCAGGGATGTCGATGCCTTCCAACACCTTCTCGTTAACAATGATAGCGCCCTTCTCAGTCTGTAGTTTAAACTTAACACCTACACTCTCTAACCTCTCTGCAATCTGCTTGCGAGAGCCTACGTTAAACTCAGTCACCTTGTCCTTCAGGCGCTTTCCTGTCTTCTCGCTCCAGCGTTCCTCCACTATCGGTGGGAATACTTTCTGTAGCTCCGCTGTGATCTGCCTCATCTTGTGAGTTATGTCTTGCCACAGCGAAGTAGCTGATTCTACGTCTAGCATGAAGCCGTTGCGCTCCTGCTGAGCCGTAATGATGTACACCTTCTCTTCTAAATCTACGCACTGCTGTTTAAACTCCTCTCGTTTCAGTGTGTCTGTTAAGTGCTTGTACAGCCTTGTGGTGAGTGCTACGTCCTGCCTGCAATACTCCACCATCTCATCAGACAGTCCACCGTCATAGTCGTGAAAGTCTATCTTGTGATCGCCAAAGCGTTTACCCCAAGAGTCCAGGCTATGTCCACCCTCAAGAGACGGGTTCCAGAGCCTACTGAGCACTAGAGTATCCTTTAGCTTCTCTTTTGGTATCTGTAGTGACCACTGCTTCTCTAGCACTGGAGCATCGAAGCCTATGATGTTGTGACCAATAACGCCTTCTGAGTCACGAAGCAGAGGCTCCAGAGTCTCAGCAGAGTAGTGCTCTAGCATCTCACCAGTCTCAACGTCCTGAGTTACTGCTACCCAGATAGTGTCGTGCTTGGTGTTGGTTTCTATGTCCAGCGTAATCAACATAATACTGCCTCGCTGCGTTAGTTTTGTTGCTGTGTTTATCAAAAGGGTTTAGTCTGTTCAGCTCAGCCTTACTCTCCTGAGCTGTCATTACCCAAGTTCCAATCTTGCTCATATTCTTGACTCTCCATCATGGTGTCAGATTCACTACGTAGGTCATCTCTGTCAACGGTAGCAATGTCGTCTTCAGTGTAAAAGAAGCAATCATTGCACATATCTAAATACTCACCACTCTCAGCAGATTTCCTTGTAGACTCAAAGTCCGATAAATTCTTGTTACACGCTACACATCTCATTACAGCCCCTCCTCCTTAACCTCATGCATCCTACCAGTTTTCTGGTCAAACAGCAACCCGCCAGCTGGCCCTGTAGTGCCGCAGAAGCGGTTCTTCAGCACCCTGACGTTGGTGGTGTTCCTCTCTATAGGGTCTTCAGCCTGGCCATTCCTCTCCAGACCTATCACCATGTCTGAGAGCTGTGCAATGGAGGCAGAGCCCCTGAGCTGTGACAGGCTACTAGCAGCACCTTCCTCGTGACCTTTGCCGTCAGGCCTCTTCAGGTGACTCACCATAAACAGTGTGATACCAGTCTCTTGAACCAGCATACGCAGCTTGGTACATATCTCATCCAGAGCCTTACGCTCATCACCATTGCTCTGTGCAGACACGACAATACTTACGTGGTCTAGGAACAGGAACTTGGTGTCCAGCGCCTTAGCCATGTAGCGGCAGCGGGCTATGATGTTGTCAATGCTGGTAGAGCCGAAGTGATCGAACATAAACAGCCTCTGAGTGCCCATGGTAGACTCAAAAGCCTCCCAGCGTTCCTCTTCTGTGCTCTCTACGTCAGGCAGGTGCAGGGGCTTGTTAGCCGCTAGTGACATCAAAGACAGTGCAGTCTTACGTGCATTCTCTTCTAGGAACAGTAGGCCGATGTTCTGGTCTGACTCCTTCAGGATATGCCACACTATCTCTCTCACAAACTGTGACTTACCTAGCCCAGAGCCTGCTGTGATGGTGACTAGCTCTGCCTCTCTGATGCCGTAGGTTAGCTTGTTCAGGCTCTCCCACGGGTACATTACAGCAGACTTCTCTACAGGTCTGTTCACCTCATCCCAGAGACTAGCGCCGTTGATGATACCGTCAGGCACAAACTTCTCTGCTCCCCAGAAGGCAGCAATGTAGGCTTTGGAGTCATTAGCGGCTAGGTAGTCGCAAGCATCCTTGTACTGTGGTGGGTTCTTCATAATGGCTGACTTGCCACCAAACAGCTCTGCAATCTCTCGCGCTGCCTTCTGTCCAGGTTCATCAGAGTCCATAGAGATGACGATAGCGTCGAAGCTGTCTAACCACTCATAGGCTGCTTTACAGTCCTTCAGAGCGCCGCTAGCGCCGTTACTCACTGACACTACTGGGTACTTACTACCTTGCATCTGGTAGCTTGCAGCAGCGTCGTATTCGCCCTCAGTGATGGTGACATACTTGGCAGAGCCAGCAGAGAACAAGTGCTGTCCGAATAGACCAGCGCCTTTCCAGTCTCCTACAATGCTGTGTTGCTTGTCTGGTAGACGTATTTTAGCCGCAATAGGCACTAAAGCATCGTCTGGGTTGTGGTAGCTGAAATAAGTCTTGTCTGCTGTCTCTAGTATGCCGTAGTGCTTCGCTGTGGCTGTGGTGAGTCCTCTGGATAGAATGCTCTGGTACTTGCCAGTGGTAAGCATGTTCTCTACAGCACTGAAGCTGGGCTTTGGTGTGGGCTGATCGTCCTGCGGTATCTCTACAGGTTGATAGCCTTCCTCAGTCTTTGTGTACTTGCCGCAGCTGTGGCAGTAGGTGCTAGTCTTGTTCACCTGTAGCGCATCACTACTACCGCAGTCTGGGCAGGGTTGATGGGTTGCTACGCTCATTCGTAAACCTCCTCATAAACTCTACCGAAACTGACTAGACACAGCGGTAGATGCAGGATAACACCCTGAAAGGGCATAACCTCTATGCTCTCTGTGCTGGTGTTGTATACCCACACTGGCCTGCTGTCTGGCAGCTCCAGATCAAAACCTACGCCTACTCTGTACTCTATTGTTAAATTGCGTCCTAGGATAACCATGCTGTTTTATGCTCCATATTTCTTGCTGTTATTCTGATCCTGCGCTTACATATTGGGCAGGGCTTGGTCCAGTCTGTCTGGTCTGGGTGTCTACAATAGTGGCTCCTCTCTTCAGGGATATTGTAGCCTCCCTTCACTTTAACAGGTTTACCCTCTAACACCAAACGATCTCTGCTAGTTAGAATCATTCTCGCCTCCTTTGCTAAATATCATATCGTACTCTGTACTCTCTGCAATAAACTGAACGATGACTGCTGGGTGTACTTTGTAGAAGTTAGCGGCCTCCTTTAGTGAAAAAACACCATTACTAATATCCGCAGCAGCTTTAAACACTGCTTGCACTTCAGGGTTCATTGTACCCTTCAACATGTATTCTCTAAACATCTGTTTGCCTCTTGGTTAAATTTATGCTATACTCTGGACTATATAGTAACAAAACAGCCCTCCTATAGCAACAACTGCTAGTAGTTCTACTTTAAAGAATACTTCAGCTCCTCTAAAGTGTCCTGTAGCGTTTCAATATCTTCAGGGTATGGAGTCCATTTAGGGCTTTTCAGTTTCTCTATAGTGTTTGCTGCCTCTGTTAAGTCTCTCAGGGCGCTAAAGAATCTCTCGCGCAGCTGCCAGTCTTCTAGCTCTACTAAGTGTTCGTCACCGTGTAACAGGTCATTAGGGCCTTTAAATAGTTGCATTGTTAGTTCTCCAGGTCGTTAATAATAGTCTCTCTGATGCTATCCTGCTCAGCCCTACAAACTCTATAGGGCAGGCTCTCAATCCATACAACATAACGCTCTATAGCTTCAGAGCGCAGCTGATCATTCTCTATGTCTGCAAAATCCATTGTCCTCTCTCTATTGGTTAAAGTTCAGGGTATTAGAGTCTCTCTCTCCCAATAGTTCAATACTCCACAGCCCTATAGTGTGACCCAATACCTGGTTCTGGTCACGTTATAGCTCTCTCTCAAGAATGGTATCCATAGGGCTATGCTACCCTCCAGAATGATCTGCATAGGGCTATGGTCTATCCCCTATTGTAAGATGATTAAGCCCTCCATAACGGGAAACAGGTTGCAGGGCTTCCTATGGCGCAGCAACTGGCAGTAGTCTCTAGTTATAGCCCTTACAAGGCCCTATAAAGCCGTCTAAGACGTTTTAGCGTATTCTAGGTGCTAAGGTACTGGGTAGCATTGCAGGGCCTTAAATCGCCATATATTATCTAGGCGCATAAAAAAGCCCAGCTGTTACACTGGGCAAGGTTGGACTACTACTACAGGGAATTATTCAGACCATTGGGAAGCCATCGCCTTAGCTATGCCCTTGTATGTCTCGCTTCTGATTTTCCAGCGGTCTGCGCTGGGTGGTAACATATGGATGCGCTGCGCTTCTTTCTTTGGCAATGTACGCCATAATGCTTCGACATCGTCGGTAGGAACCAATGGCGGCAGATTGTGAAGCCATAGCCCAGTCTTTTTGCTCTCAGCATGACCGAAATGATAGGGCTGGATGTATTGGGTAGGCTTTATAGGTAAAACTCCTACGGGAT